TGGGCGCTGATGCGCCGGGCGATCCTGTCGCCGGGACTGAGCCGCCGGTATACCAGTCTGGCATGGCTTAACTCCTCAGTTGCTTGCGGTACGCCAGGCGCAGGGCCGCGCCGGATATCGTCATCGGGTTTGCATAGTTTACGTTGCTGGAGAAAATCAGCGAGATGTTCTCGCCGCTGCCGTTGATGTCCACGTTCGACGGCGCCAGGACGTTGCCATCCCAGGTGAACGCATCCCAGGTCATGGCATCCCAGTACGGTTCCGACAGGTTGACATCCACCATCACCGCGCTGGGTTGCGGCGTGGTGGGCAAGTTGTACGCCAATTCGTAGCGGAAATAGAATTCCCCGTATTCGGTGCCCGCGATCTCGAACGACCCGTCCAGGTAAGTCTTTTCGTAGCGCGGCGACTTGGAGTGATGGAAATGCAGCGCCATCTGGTGATCGATGGGCTCGCCAGCGAACGATGTGCCGGTGTCCATCTTGTACACCCATCCATCAGCGGATCCAAAGTAGGATGCTTCCCGGCCGTCGCTGCGCTCGCGCGATGTCACGCACCACACTTCGTGCTCGAACTGCTGCAACATGATGCCCATGACCTTGGCGTTTTGCGTGGTCAGGTACAACGCCGAACTGTCTGCGAAGAATATCCGGTACTGCGACCGCTCTCGACTGATCGAGGAGTCCCGGACGGTATGGCCGCGCTCGTTCATAATCGGCTGGACGTATTTGGATACGACGTTGCTGGCGAAGTTTCCGAACTCCTGGGCTGCCTCCAGCGAGATGATGCCGCGGTCATCGACCATCAGCGTGAACCCGAACTCCTGCACCGAGTTTGGTATGGCGCCCACCTCATCGCGGAAGTCGACAAAATCCCATCCACCCTCGGCCAGCTCACCTGAGTTGCTGCCATACAGAATCTTGATCTTGTTGCGGGAGAACACCACCAGTGTACCCCGGCCCTCGGCGCTACCAGGCTGACGCTTGAATGCGGTTACCTCATCACCCTGGACCAATTCCGCTGCGCCTGCGAGTGTCGTCCAGTTGTAGGGCGCACCGATCCCGGAGTGCAGGATGGAGCTCAGATAGGAGATGAACAGGTGCTCCTTGTGCACAACGATGTGACTGGGCGCGTCGGTTGACAAAGGCGTGTTGATTGGCGCGAATACGCTGGACACCGGATCGAACTCAAAGCACCGGTTGACGCCGTCACACCCGTACATGCGCTTGTTGCCGCGCGAACCCTGAAAATTGTGCTCGACGAACTCATACCGCCCATCGGGCAGCAGGGTAATCGCGGCCCCGGCGTCAGTTGCGGTAGCGATATCGCCGGATGCTCCCACCTCGATGGCCTCTGCAGGCGTGAATGGCCCGGACTGACTGGCAAAGATAAAGCGGCCTGCGGCTGTGCCTGCATCCCATGACCCCGACTCAAGCACGACGCGCGTCACGAGCGCGGTGGCGCCGGATGACATACCCTCAATGGTGTCGCCCTCCAGGATTTCCTGTACACCACCAGAGGTGAACGCCATCTCCCGGCCCAGGGCAACGGATGTCCACCCGCTGCCCGACGATACCCACATGGCGGCGGCAGTCTCCCCGACGTTATTGCGGAAGGCGTACACGACTGTGCCGGTCATCCAGATGCCGAGAATGTGCCCATCGCCTGGCACGGGATCAACGAAACCCTGCCAGTAAATGGATGCGAGTTGCGTGTACAGCGCATTCAGTTGCGACGTCGGCGCGCCACCGGTGATCAGGTCGCCGGTCAATACTACGGTGCCGCCGGTGAATGTGAGCGTCTGCCCGCTTTCGAGATCAGGCCCATCGACATCCGCGAGCACCAGGAACCTGTTGTCGCCATCGTCGGTGTTGACGGCCAGCACGGTAGCGGTAGTGGGTCCGGTAGCCTCGGTGACGGTGACACCGGCGGTGATGATGTCGCCGGTGCCATCGACGTACCCTACGGTGTAGAAGGTGTTGGTTTCCCCCAGCGACTGGCCATCAAACTTGATGTAGCCATTGATCATCCGGTAACCGCCGTTGACATCGATCTCGGCGTTTTTGCAGATGCGCAGTGATCCCGGCTTTGTCTGGTTGGAGGGTGTTACCAGATCGAGGCCGAACCCGAACGGGATGTAATCATCGTCCGTCTTGGCGATAGCCTGGGCGAGCCTGGAGCGCTTGATCACGCGAGCGGCCCTCCGACATAAATCTCGCTGAGTTGATCACCCTCCAGCGCGCCAATGTAGGTCGCGTAGCTGTCCTCACCCATGGTGATCGCCTCGGCGGCATTCTTCTGCAGGCCGTACTTGATCAGCGCCAGGAATACGATGGCATCTTCGAAGTCCTCGGGCAGATCAGGCGTATCGTTATTGGCCGTGAAGCGCTGCACCCCTTTCATGTAGTCGCCGGTAATGATGTAGATACCAGACGGTTTTGGCCCCACACACAGCTTGTTGTCCGGGCTTATGCTGACATGCATCGGTTGACTGGGGTTCTGCGTGCCGATCCTGTACAGGTACTTGAAATCGTTCCAGGGTATGTACGTCATAAACGTCTGCGTGCCGACGCCGGCTGACTGCAAATAGATGCGCGGTGGATCCTCCCAGTCCTGGATCATCCAGTTCCTGAATCGCGTGATATCTTCCGCGGTGCCGCGCACGTCCTGCACAGCCGCGTCGTTGAATGCGTAGCTGTCCTGGTTGGCCACGGTAGTAACTTCGAAGTTGGAGCGCATCCAACGCCAATGCAGGCCGGAATGCTGGTGCCGGGTTTGAATCTCAAGCCAGGCCTGGCGAACGTATTCGACGATGCGTCCCAGCTGACCGATCTGGCCCACGGTGGTGGTGATGGCAGACTCGCCGTTGGCGACAGCGGCCTCGCGGCACACAGCCTGGCACAGTTGCAGGAATGTTTTCATGGCCATCCTCGCCGGCGCACTCCCCAGGAGGTGCCCGCATCAATTACATTTTCACTGCCGCGACTGGTTCCCGCGCCGCATAACCATCACGACATTGATACTGGTGCCGCCACCGGTTGAAACCAGGCGCGGCCTGATATACAGCGGCACTTCGGCCAACTGCAGCGGAACCTTGGTGGCCACCGCGCTCAATGCTGTGCCGTGTACATCCTTCAACTGCAGGTAGTCGACACCATCATTGGACCCCTCGATCATCACCACAGGTGTGGTGCCCAGCGTGCCAAGCAACTGCACACAAACACGGTCCCACTCGCCAGGCTCGATTGGCACACCAACATCAGCGGCGTCGGCAACAGGTGTCCATGTGACAATCTTGGTGTTGCCGTTGTTCTTGGTTGCTACGGTAGCTTGGATGGTAGCCATTGGCGCTCCTAATAGCGTTTGCCGGGGAACATACCCCGAGCTTTATTGAATGATCCCGCGAAAGCGTCGCCCGCCGCTTCTACTCCTGCAGCAGGGTAGGCATCCACGCTGTCGACAGTGATAGCGACGCTGGTACTGCTGTACTCAACGGATTCACTGCTCGACAACTCGGTGATCTTGCCGCGCAGCGTGATGACGGCCTCGCCATCCACCTCCAGTGCCGCCAGGATTTCCTTGTTGACCGGGATAGTGATCCGGCGCGACCACTCATCAGGACTGGGAGTGGCAACACTCGACTCCTTCTCGGTTTTCACTGGCGGCAATTGGTAGTGCGGCATAGCGCTGGCCTCAGTAGGGTTCGTTCAGGATCGCGCGCAACCACTGCTTGCCGCGCTTGGAATCCTTCAGCACTTCAAAGGGGTACATCAACGCGGTGTGCGGAATGTTGATGTACTGCTTGTTTGCGCCCTCACCCACCAGTTCCTGCGTGTAGGTCGTTTTCTTCGCGCGCGCCAGGGGCTCGATCGATAACCTGCGAACCCACTGGGGTTGGCCGCGTACGAAAAACTGACTGTGGCCTGAGTTGGTGGTCTGAGGGATGGGTATTGCCGTCTCGTCGGTGGTGTCATGCAGGCGCACCAGCAGGTACTCGTGCATGAAGGTTTCGTACTCGAGCTTTTCGGGTGTGTACTTGCGGTTGTCGATCAGCACACCTTCGTCTGCCACGGACAGCGGATCCAGCGACTCGCTCGCCGGGCCGTCAGAGCGCATTGCCCTGGGCTCAAATTGGCCGATAGTTTCATTGCCGGCATCCATCTCAACGCGCGTGCGCGATACACCAGCATTGATAGCTTTGGCCAGCGCGCGCTTCGCGGCGACCAGGTGGGCGGGAAGTTGATCGGATGGCGGTGGCTCGGGGTAATCATTACCCTCGTCGTCGTCGCCCAGCACGCCGCGGGTCATTGCCGCGCTGCGATCATGCTGGGACAGAATCTCCTCGGAAGTGCGAGGTTTCTTCGCCTCTTCGAGTTGCGCTGCCATGGTGGCCATCTGTGCGGATGTCGCCTCCATCCGCTCGTCGAAGCGCTTCAGTATTTCGGACAGTTGGTCGTTCTGTGCGCGCGCCTGGGCGAGTTGTTGCTTCAGGTGCGAGACATTCGGGCCTTTCGGTTTGGGTGCTTTCCTGATTGTGGCTTTAGCTGTCATCGTAATCTCCTATGCGGCATTGAAAAAAGCCCTGGGCAGCCCGCATGAACCGCCAGGGCGAAAACCACCCGCAGACCAAACGGGTAGCAGCAAGGCTTAGCCCGTGGCTGTGATAGCAGCGGCAACGGCGGCGAAACCGGTGACTTGCCACGCCAACGCAATACCTTCGATAGTCACTTCGTCACCGACTGTGGCCTGGTTGGCAACAAAGTTGATCTGGTCGGCAGCGCTCACGACATCACCAGTGCCTGCCAAATCCACGATGCGCCCGTATATATCATCTCCGCTGGCTCCGAGGCTGGTGACGACTACATGGTTTCCAGAGGTCGGTGGAACGATTACCAGAAATCTGAATTTCAAATTGCCGCCAAGACCAAGCAAGGAGGGCGGTAGCGTCACCGTAAACCCGGTAGCACTACCGAATGCGATGACTTTCCCGTTGTCCTCTTCGGTGAGCGTGTAGTTGCTTGTCAGCACTAATACTGTACCGGCAGACTCGTTGAACAGGCGAGTCATGGCTCTGCGATTGAGTGTTACCTGCGTGCCGCTTTGCAGCGTCAGCGCCATGGTGGCGAGTTTGCCGAAAATGACACTGCCCATGAGCCAGGCTTTGAATGCGTGCAATTTGCGGAACTTGGATTGTTCGATCATGTGATGTCTCCCGTGTAATCGTAATGACGCGGCCCCGAGAGGCCGCGCCTACCACCACCAGTGAACTACCTGGCGGTCATTGCCATCAGGTTGCGAGCGTGATTTCCGGTCGTCCGGGAATGCCACCGATAAAATCGATGTAATTGTCCGTCACGTTTGCGGCCGCCAGACTGGTCGTGCCCTGGGTATAACCACCGGCGGTAGCACTGGTGGTCACCTTGATCGCGCCGATTGGGCAAACGCCCACCGGCACATCCGGGTACTGCACGCCAATGTTCGGCACATCCGCGTTCGCCACTTCCTCGCCCTTGACGGACGAGACAGTGCCGGATGCGTTCAGGCAGACCAGGTACAGACAGGTTGTCAACGGTGCCTGCACGGCCTGGGCTGTCAGGGCAGAGGATGCCGAGTCAGCCTTGTGGTACGCCTTGCCGTCGATCCCGAAATCCACCCCCGCACCGTTCGGCGCGGCAATGGCGACCTGTGCCGGGGTTGAGCCAATGGCCAACCCGGCTTTTGAGAAACAAGCGGTCATGCCGCTCAAGGTATTGATGTCCATC